TTCACTCTTGATCATATCAAAATCCAACAGATACTCCACGAGTTCAATCCCGTGAGCATCAGCTAACTCTTCAATCATCCTTTCAAGCTCTTTTGAAGCTTCGTCCAGGTTTGATTTCCAGTCAAGGTTTAACTTTGATGCAACGTCAATCGTGCATGAGCCGCCGTCTTTGAGTTGTAGTTCCACGCTAGATATATATTTAACTGGTATAGCTCGTAAAGATACGTCTTCAAGTACTTCTTTCCAGTTTGAATCTAGCCCAGAAACTATCCTAACTCTTCTGGGAATTGCTTTAGAAATAGTCGCCCCCTTTTATGCTATTTCTTTTTTGGTGGCAGTCTTTTTCTTAGGCGGGTCTAATTCGTCTGCTTGTTTTCTTAGCGATTGAGCTTCTTTGAACATTGCGTCTGCTTGACTACGCAAACGTTTTGCTAGTGTGCCGTCATCAAGAACGTCTACTGAAGGAGTAGAAGGAGTTTCAGTTACACTTGCAATCTCTGTTACTTCAGATGTCGCAGGCTTGGATTCGCCACCTGCCAATTGCTCTAAGGTAATTCCCTTTTGTTCAGCAATGAGTTTATTAAGCTCGTCAAGCGGAACAGAAGTACCCGGTGCTGGCAATACCAATACGTCTTCAGTTGGGACTTTCTTCAATTTTCCATTTGTATGAAGCCAACCTAAAATATTGCTTCCATCTGGAAATAATCTGGCAGCTAGAATATCTGCTAGTTCATTTGAACTTTGTGCCTCAGGTGTTTCAATCAGACTCATTAAAGCATCATGATTGGTGGGCCCCAGCCCTTGGGTGCCCACCAGTAGACAACTGAGTGGATCGCCCGGAAGTGTTCGAAAAACAATAGCAACTGGGGAGCCATTATTTTTCATTTTTCCGACGTGTTTCATATTTTGTCCTTATTGTTTTGGTGCTTCAGCTGGAGCACCTTCTTTTTGTTGTGGTGCAATATGATCTAAAAATGCAGTTAGTCTATTAAAAACTGTTCCAACACTTGCTAACTCGTTGGCTCTAAATGCGCCACGTTGTGTGCAAACATCAATAATAGCTTTAAGTGCTTGTAAATCATTTACAGTCAAATCTGGAGTAGCTGGTGCTTCGCCTTCTGCTGGTGCTTGTGCTACTGTTTGATCTTGTACTTGCTCAGTCATTTATATCTCCTGTTGTTATCTAAGTATGGGCATGTGAGCATGAACATTGATGTTTCTCTTGGGTCTTCAAATCCAATCTTTGTCGTTTCCGACATATGATTTTGATCAGATACTGTTAACCCAGTAGTAACACCAAACCTACTATGCAAGTTGTTAAAAATCCAACGAGTTAATGTTGGGATATCACAACTCACTTCCACATTAATTGTGGTAAAATGTTTTGGGATCTTTTTTACTACTCTGAACCCCAAAACATTTAGTGGGTTTAATTTACCATGCTTCAACGCCATAATAATCTGCGCATTTTATTTATAATGTGCGTACTGACCGAATGGAGATTTTATTTCTTCCGGACCGTGAATAATGAACAATGTATCGCAATAGTTCTCGTCACCCCAGCTACCACAAGGATAACCGTCCGTAAACATAATGAACTTTTTAGGTTCAATACCATGTTCTTTCATAAAATCGTAATTACAGTCAAAATCTGTACCGCCACCGCCTTGGATTTGATAATCTAGCAAATCTTCACCGTTATCAGCGGTATAGTTTGCAAGATTATAAACCTGTGTATCAAAACACCAAAGTTTGATATTATAGTCAACATATTCATCCATAATACCTTTAACTTCAGTGATGAAATCTTTTGCTTGTGAGTCACCAATAGAGCCGGACATATCAAGTGCAATACATACGTCAATTGTTTCGTCATTCATCATGCCTGGCAATACTGCACCAGTGTGCCAGCCTTTACGACTTGGACGCATAAAGCTGTAGTTACTACGAATGATACTTTGGATATTCATACGTAGCATTTGACGCCAATCCATTTTTGGCTCAGTTAAGTCTTTTAGGAAACGTTGTACGCCTGCAGGAACACGACCTGCACCTGCGGCTTGTGCCGCGGCAACCATAGCTTCTTTAACTTCGTCTCGAATTTTCTTTAATTCTTCTTTAGAATAACGTGGACGACCTTTGCCTTCCTTGCCATCTTGATCACCATCTTGCTCACTATCGCCACCTTCTTCCCAATCCATGTGTTCATCAAGCAAGTCACCAAGACTTTCTAAAAATTCTTCCATTGTCATTTGCTTGACATTTTTCATTAGCTCGTCATAAATTTCTTCTGCTGACTTGCCCATGTACTTGCGGTCATAGCAAATTTGTACTTGATCAATTTTGTCACCAATACGTTCGTCAACTAGGATCTGATTAACTGCAAAGTCACAAGCATAGTTAAAAATTCTAGCTTCACGTGATTCACGACGTGTTAGGTGATCAAAAACATTATGTAGAACTTCGTGACCAAAACCAAACTCCATTTGTTTGGCACTTAGACTTTTAACAAAGCCAACATTATAATAAAACTTGCGACCATCAGTAGCAAGTGTGGGCAACCATTCACTAGCATCAACTAGTTCTAAACGGGTTGCAAGGTTGCCAAAAAATGGTTGACGAAGCAAAAGTCCAACACGAGCAGTAATTAGTTTTTCAACTGCATCGTTTTTTTCTTTTGCAGTATATTCTTGCTTCATGAGCTTTTTATTTTGCTCGTCTTTCATAATAGATTTAGCAGACATTCGAAACCTTTCAATAGTGTATAGTGTTATTATACGTTCAAAACTGGTAAAAGTCAATAAAAGAAAGGGCCCGTAAGCCCTTTCTATGGTCATTTACTTGCTTATTTTTCCAAAGCAGTAATAACGTACTTGCCAAAACGATCATGGAACTCGTCAAAGTTCTTCATTTCAGCAGGGTCAAACGGAAGTTGGAAGTTAGTAAGTGCAGTCTTAGCACCCATAACAACAATCTCTGTTGGGAAATTGTCCATCATAAACCGGAAGAAGTTATCTGACTGTTCGTCCCAGTTTTTAACTTTCTTTTCATGACCAAGTTGTAGCTCGTAGCACATTGAAATAGTCAAAGAGTACATAGCTGACACTTCTTTAACTTTGAGTTCTTTAATTTTGCCTTCAAGAATCTCTGAAGGGTTAGGCATTTGACCAGCAACTTTACGGTGTGCCATAAACTTAACAGCAAGACCTTCACCAATTGCACCTGCAACGAGGTCAGTTAGTACTGTGTCGCTGAGGTTGTCGTCAAGCAATTCGCTTACAAAGCTCCATGAGCGTGGGGTTGCAAATGCACGGCTAGCTGACTTTGGATCAAAGTCGTACAAGTCGTTCTTAGCAAAGTTTAGGTAACCAACGACGTCCTTGTGAACCTTGTTGCCAGTAGCCCAAGTGTTCCAGTCGTCAAAGTCAACACGCAGTTCCAAGTGAACAAAACGGTTAGCCAACGGAGCAGGCATACGATATGTAACACCTTTATCAGTTTCACGGTTACCAGCGGCAACAATACTAACACCATCAGGAAGTTTGTAAGTACCAACACGACGATTAAGAATAAGCTGATAAGCCGCAGCCTGAACAGATGGGGGAGCCGCATTAAGTTCGTCTAGGAAAAGGATAGCATTGCTATCTTTATTGTGCGGAAGTTCTGCTGGAGGAGCCCAGCTCATTGTATTTTCGGTTGCGTTGTAGTAAGGGATACCTTTAATGTCAGTTGGTTCCCAAAGTGGAAGTCGAACGTCAATTACTTCACGACTTTGTTCTTCAGCAATTTGCTTTACAATGTCTGACTTGCCAATACCAGGAGCACCCCACATAAAAATTGGACGCTTCTTGCTAATTGCATGACGAATAGAATTTTTAGCATCGTTAGGAGTAACGGTACGATTCGCGCTCATTTTTTCTGCCATGTTATACCTTTCAAAGTTAGTGGTAGAATTTGTTTACTGTTCCACTATTATACGGCTTAAGGCAATGAAAGTCAAGCGTTTTTTTGTTTTTTCTGTTTAGTTCTGTCCTTAGCTTTACCAAATTTGGTCAAATCACCGTCAAAAAGTATCAATTGAAGAGCACATTTCTCTCCAGTTAACATAATACTTTTATTGGTCAAATAGTAAGGACAATCGATGTATCGATCTAAATCGATAATCATTTTGTTAGTAATTACTAACCCCATTGGAAAAGTAATTTCGTAAAATTTAATTTCAGCTTTGTTTGTGAAATAATCGTAACCAGAGTCAGTTAATCGAAATCTTCTATCCTCAGTGTTGCGCCAATTAGTCCACCATGCTTTGTATAACATGGATATGTATTTGGGATCACTGTTATAGTGTTCGTCTTTTTCGGCTAATTTTTTAGTTATCTCTAGTTTGTTCATCAACTACCTCTCCGGTAGTAAGTTTATAAACTTGAAATTCACTAGTATTAAAAACCTTGTTAAGTTTCTTAGCCAAGTTATGGGCATGACCTGGATTAGAAAATGAAACTTTTTTATATTTAGGACCAGGATAACTGGCAACAAGGCTGCTGGTTTTTAGGTTAACTGGTTTTCCCTGATAGAAAACCGCCCAGATAGCTTCACTGTCGAGAACTTGCTCAACTTTGAAAGTTTTTTTATTAGCGATTTCTAATAGTACTTTTGGTTTTGGTCTGCTCATTATCTACGTACCTTGTTAATATACGTAGTTTATTTATTAAAATGAGCCGCCATCCATTTGTACCGAAGTTACCGTTTCTTGTGGTTCAGTAGTATTAGCACGTTCTAAGTTACCAACTGCTCTAGATAACACAATAGTAAGTGTTTCTACCAATAATTGGGCTTCTTTTATGTCTAAAGTGACTGATTTTTGATTAGATTTACGTGCCGCAAACACTTTATTTGCGAAGTCTTCTATTAAGTAGCTGTTAAGTTCTTTCACGGTGTGCCTTTGCTAGTTCAATTCTTACTTCTGCATCAGTATGAAACGGGCCTTTAAAAGGATATCTCTCCAAAGTAATAAGTTTTGGGCAATGACTTTTTACCCATCCTTTGGGAAACTTAATAATATAATGACCGGCACAATGTTTACTAATGCTTTTTGCGCTTTTTGTATAAATTGGTAGTTTACGTTTTACATCATACAATGGGTTATGAGGTATAGTCTTAGTTTCATAACCATAAACATCTTTATTTTTTGATGATTTAAGTGATGATGGAGGTTCAACATAAATCTCCATTGCTTCTTGTACTTCATTTAGATTATGAAACTGTATTTTAGTTCCCTTACCAAAGAATACATAACCTGTTTTTTCTTTACTTAGTGTTCCTAACTTACGACCATTATCTTCTACGATCCATTCTTTATTAGGGATAAGCGGTTTTGCAATGCCTGACATATGGGTTCCTTAAGCTTCTGCTTTTTCTTGAATTGGATATCTTGCGTTAAATGGTTCAACATATTGTTGAATATTGTCGCTAATCTTATTCAGTTCGTAACTAGCACAGAATTTTAACATTCTAACGCCAACTTGTGATACGTCTTTATTCTTTTGTACTTCCAAATTAATAGTATCTTCAATTATTTTGCGAATCTCTGGAGGCTGTGCAGTTAAATCACATAACAGTTTATTTCTATTGTAGTCTTCTAGTACACGATGTTCGACACCTTCGTGATCAATCCATTTCTGAAGCATGAGATTGTTCCACGCATAGCCTTTGGAAGTACGGTCTTCAAATGCTTCTAATAATCCTACTTTGTTCTTTGTACCTTTTGTACGAACACCTGGATATGCTGAGAAGATATTATCACTTGTATCGCCACGCATACATTTCTCAAACAATAACCATTCTGGATTAGGTGCTAATTTAATCTCATTTGTCTTTTTATCAATTACACGTTTGCCCTTTGCATCAAAATAACCAGTGTGCCGTGTAGTAACTTCACTTACACCATTATATTGACAGACATTTGGTGCAATTAATTGTGCGAAATCGCCATCTGTTGAAATAATAACATGGTTATCATTTGGATGTGCTTGGATAAAGCCTGCGATCAAATCATCTGCTTCTAGTTGTGGATGCTGTAATACTGTGCAGTTTGTTTTATCATTGATGAAATTTTTAAATTCATCATATGTCTCCCAAAATACTTTTTCTTCTTCAGCTTCTTTGTCATTGTGTGCGGCACGAGCATCTGCACGATTTCTTTTATAAGGAGCATAGTGATCCTTACGCCAGCTTCTACCTTCTAAACAGAAGATGACATGACTACCTTCGAAATCTTTCCATGCTTTTTTAACACTATTAAATGTTACATGGAGGCTCATGCCAATCTTCATTTCAAGATCGCCTTTAACAGCGTGTCTTGCACGAAAAAATGTGTTTGCGGTATCTACTAGAATAAATGACATTAACTTACTTCCGATTTTCCGTTGCCTAAATTGTTGATATTAATATAACCACTGCCTCTTCGATCCATATCCATACCTGCTTCGTTTCCTATGTTTCTACATAGGGTTTGAAACCAAGTATCAACTATACTTTCTTCAGTAGGACCGTCATAACCATGACTCTTTAATTGTACTATAAAATACTCGTTCCAGTCAAGTTCAAAAAATCCGTTAGAAGGATTGTCAGGATTGACGTGTGTTTCTAATACGCCAACCCAAGGTTCCTTATTATAAGTTGCTTGTTCTTTTGGACTATCAAATTTCTTTTTAGCCCTAGTTTTTGGTGCAACTTCTTTAACTTCTGGCTTTTTAGTTACTTTTTTAGCCGGAGTTTTTACACCAGTTGACTTTTTAACTGTAGTTTTTGTTTCAGTTGTTTTTCTTGCTACCATTTAAGTACCCCATTCATTTTTAAATAACGGAACTTGCAGTCTGTCACTGTATCTAAAACCATGTTTCATTGCTAGTTCTGCTACACGACGATTGTTTAGTGTGTAAACACTTTCAACTCCACCTACTGGCATTAGATAAATTGGACCACGGAATCCGTTTTCACGATAAATGTCAACTGTTTCCAATGCTTCTTCTGCATCTTCTTCAGTTGCAATTACAAACTTGAGATATGTATAACCAATTTCTTCATATTCGCAAACAACCTCAGGAAGAATTGCTTCATGTCTTTCTTCTCCTGAACAACTTAGCTTGGCACTTACACTAAATGTAACTTCACGCTGTGGGTCTTGGTTGACCCAGTGTTGTAAAAAGTTGTGTAAGTCGCCTGTTAGGCGCTGAGTTCCATTTGTTTCAAATGTAATCTCTTTTAGGTTACGCATATTTGGGTGTATTAGTAAGTCTTCGTATGCACGTTGCCAACCTAGTAGCGGCTCGCCACCTGTAATAACCAAGTGTTCATCTGCCCAAGAACCATAAGGAAGTATTTCCATAATGCGTTCAACGATGGCATCACTTTCTAGCATTGGACTAAGATCTTTGAATCTTGGATCCCAACTTGCGTAACTGTCACAGCCTGTACTAACAAGTGGCAGTTCTTCATAGGATTTAAATTCTCCAACTCTTGCGGCAATGGCTTCAACTTCTTTGCTTAGTTCACCTTTGGGCATACCAAAGCCAGCACATTTAAAGTTACAGCCAAATGTACGTAAGAAAACAGAAGGAACACCCATATAGCGTCCTTCACCTTGTATGCTGTAAAACAGCTCTGCGATTTTAATTTTACTCATATTAATATTATATTATAAAAAATTATAAAAGTCAAATTCTATCTGAAAGTAAAATTTGACACAACCTTTGGTCTTTCTCTGATTCAAATTCAAAAATCATATGATCCGTAAACGGTCTGTACATGAATCTATTACCAGGTAAACCAAATACTTCAAGAACCATAGCACATGTTTCATTCCACCAAATATTACCTTGACCAGTATGCCAATTTATTTTTACTTGATGTTTGAATGTTTTCATATCTTTTGTAAAATATCTTTTGTAATTTCTGCTCTATGATTAGAATTCTTTGCACCTAATACTACTACAATATATTTTTGATCATTTTTCTCAACTGTTATTGCAAGACAAAATCCAGCGGCATAAGTGAAACCAGTTTTACTTGCAGTGATATTATCAAATTCATTAAGTAGTTTTCTATTTGTATTTTCCAAAGTAATAATTTTAGTTCTATTACTTTTTGGTATTTCGAACGACGCTTCTTTCCTAGCACTGTTGTTAGTAATAAAATTATATTTAGAAGCATTGGACATCATAATACCAACATCATCTACTGTAGAAATATTTCCTTTGTTTAATCCTGTTGGATCAACAAATACAGTATGTTTCATTCCTAAATTTTTAGCTTTAGTGTTCATTGCTTTAATAAACATTTTCCTACCACCTGGGTAACTTTCAGCTAATGTCTCTGCCGCACCATTATCACTTCTAACCAACATTGCAGTTAATAATTCCTTTTTAGTATATAACTTCTTAGGAAGTTTACTGCTTTCTTTGTCTGACATATAATATGTGGCGTCCAAATATGTTTTATAATCTAAAGCTACCATAGCTGTCATTAATTTTGTTAGACTAGCAATAGGTCTTTGATCATAATTTCTAGCTATTATTTGATATGCTTCTGTGTCATTATACAAAAGAATAGACGGCTCTTTGCTTTTCTTTGCAAAAACGGATATTGGGGATAACAGTAAAATAACTGTTAAAAACAAAATACGCATTAAATTTAGATATTTGGTTTATGATTTTCTAACAGACGTGCAACTGTCATTCCAGATTTCTTGAGCATGTTTTTGATATTCCTCAAGATCCCAATCTCGTTTAGCTTTAGCAAGCTCTTCTTCATTTAGACCATGCCAACCAATACACTTGCCTGTGGGACTACGACCGCATCCACAGTTACCAAATTCTTCTTTGTTTTCTTTAACTCTTACTTGCATTTTTATAATTTCCTTTTTCTGGTATTACGTGTCTAACACCGCCTGTAGGATCTTCCATATCACCAGTACGACGAGGGATAAGATGCACATGTGGCCAGCCAACTGTTTGACCTGCAGATTTTCCGTAATTGAAACCTACGTTAAATCCATCACATTCTCCAGCCTCAACCATTTTCATACCATCACGAACTGCACTTTCAAATGCGTCCATTAATACTGCAACTGTATTATATTTAGGCACAAACAACAAGTGACCATCAGTTACTGGATACTTATCGTAAAAAACTTTTACGTGAAAATCCTCTTCTAGCAAGTTATCCCAAGGAGCTTCACTGTCCTCAATAAAAGGAGGCTGATTCAACATTACATTTTCACGCATTTTTAGTCCACCATTCTTCATAAGGAAATTCTATCCAAACATCATTTTCTGCTTTATTAACTTCCATACCAGTGTAATCCATTTTTACATTACACTTACTGGACAAGTTATCAACAATAACAGCAAATCTTACATTGTTGTTCCAAACATTATTCCATGCTTCGTCAGATGGCAAACATCCGCTAGGCCAATCATTTAACAACCAATTAAAAGTAGCACCGCTATCATTAATGTCGTCAACTATAAGAATATTTTTCTTATAAGTTGCATCACTTCTTTTGTCGATGCCTTTTTGCATTTCCATAGGAATGTATCCAAATGCTTCTTCTGCCATCCACAAGTTGCTTTCTGGACCGTTATCACTGTCACGTAAACTTATTTTTAAAGTTTCACATCTAACATCAAAGTAGTGACTGATCATAACTGCTGGTAGTAGACCACCACGAGTTATGCCTACAATATAATCTGGACGCCAGTTACTTGCAGTAATGTCTCTGCAAATTTTAGCAACTAGCCCTTTAAATTGATTATTATCAATTATGAGCTTGTTCATATTTTTCCTTTAAATATTGATCATTTTGGATCCAGTTATTCTTAACTAGAAATCCCCATTCTCTTTTTTGTGGACCTGGCATGAACAACGTCCAAGGAGTAACATCAGGTTTTAACTCAATCCTGTGGTAACTGTATGCACTACAAATACGGAAGTGACCTGGACCACGCCAGTGTTTTTCTTCACCAATCATCTTACCCTTGCCGTCAAATAGCGGAGTCCATTCGTAGTATCCGCCTTTAAGGATTAGTGTAGCGTAAGGCCATGGATGATCATGAACATCACCTGGATCTCCTTTATGAAATTTATGTAAGAACACATTAAAAGGAAATGTTTTTCGATCCTTTAAGAAAAGATAATAGCGTGTTAAAAGTGGCTCGTCACAAGTACGGTCCATAATAACACGCTTACGATCATGTCGTTCTAAAAAGTTAAGGAATCGTTCGGTGAGCCTCATTGTTGTCTTCCTTACAAAGTTCATAAACAGTTTTAAATTGTTCCCATGCTTTTTTAAGTGCAGGGAACTCGTTACACATCACTCCCAACTCTACTGCTTTGATGTTGTACTCTAAATAGTATTTGTGTTGAGTGTCAAAGTCTACGTTCATCGCGGAGCAAACTCTTGCTGAAGTTTAATATTGTCAAAGAATTCTTTCTTTGCACCTGGATCAGTTTTAAATGTACCAGTTAACACTGTAGTTTGCGTTAATGAACTGTGTGCCATAATGCCACGATTCTCACAACATCCATGTGTTGCTTGAATATAAACTGCTACGTTTTCTGAGTTGGTTGCTTTGCTGATTTCCCTAGCAATGTCATTACAAAGTTCCTCCTGGAGAGTACCTCGTCTTGCACACCACTGTGCGATGCGTGTGTACTTACTGAGTCCGATAAGTTTCTCAGCGGCAATAATGCCAATATAAGCAACGCCAGTAACGGGTTGGTGATGATGGCTACACATACTGCGAAGCTCACTACGAACAACCAACATACCTTCGTAACGGTCCTGCGAGTCGTTTGGAAATGCGGTTGCGTCTGGTCCTGGTTCATATCTTCCTGCCATTATTTCATTAAAGTACATTTTAGCAAGACGTCTTGCAGTACCTTTACTATTAGGATCGTTTTCACGATCAATGAGTAACCTATCGAGAACAGTTTCAAAAGCCTCTGTTGCTTCGTCAATTAATCGTTCTTTATCTTGCTCTCTAACATAATCACTAATATTGTCGCCTGCCCAAAAACGTTTACCTTCACGTTTCATTTTAAAGCGAAGAAAGTCACCTAAGTACTTGCCTTCTTGATAGCCGCCGTCACCTGCCATTGCATCCAAGGCAGTTTCTTCTTCGTCATGGCTTACATATACTTTGTTATATACCAATTTTAATTCTCCAATTCAATACAATATAATTGTAACATTATTTAGGATCAAAGTCAATTCCTCAAAGATTCCATGGTAATTATTTTACCAATTTCTTTACCCAAATCTTTGTCATCGGTAATAATATAAAGACCGTTTGTGTGACGATCAGTTCGACGGTCATACTGATTAGTTTCAATAATTGTACCACCACTTGCTTTATAAACTTTAAAGTTCATTCCATTAACATCAAATTTGCCACCAATTGATGCAACTGTACCAATACTGTTTCCAGCAAATGGATATTTTTCAGCAGTTTTAGTAGGAATGTCTTCTACCATTAATTTTTCAGCACGTTTTAGAATCCATCTGTTTAACCACTTCATTTAATGATCTCCAATAAATTATTAGCACTAAAGAAGTTTAGTGTTAAGTCTTGTGCTTGATTACGAATCTTTGATAAGCGCGATTCGTAATTATCCATGTGTTTGATAATTTCCATACAAAGTTCTTGTCTATATACAGTATATGATTCAAAACTTTCTGTCCATTTGCTAGGATACTTAAATGTATCGTAATACATTTCTGTATAACTTAAACGATCTGGAACCATAGGAATAGCATCTACAATAGCACCTTCATAGCAAGATATGCCTAGTGTCTCTTGTAGGTTTGCACTAAACACCATCTTTGCTTCACCTAGCAAGTTATGATATTCATTCTTAGTCAGTTGTTGGTCTTGACAAACAATGAACTCATATTGTGGCAAGTGCTCTTTTAAATCTCTAAAAATTTCAACTTGCTTTTCAGGGGCGATACGATGTGGGAATAGTATAAGGTCACGCTTCTTCATATTTTTATATTGATTTAGCGTAGAGTCCATATATTCCATTGGCCAACCTGTGCGTACAAACTTGTTGTCGTGCTGTGTATAGTTTGGACCATACATACCGTCAAACAAATTCTTATCAAACATTTCAATATGAAATTGCGTAGCAAAGTAGTTGTGATCAAACGCATGGAAATAACTTTTCTCTGCGTGTCTAACCCAAGGCTTGTTACCAACTAAGCGTCCTAAAAAGTCTTGTGGATCATAACTGCCAGCATGCCATAAGCCATGTGTAACTACTGGAATATTCAGTAGTTCACTCATGTACTTTAAGTTTATGATACCTGGGTGCCAAGCATCAGTAAAGATAAAGTGATCGCCGGCATGAACGGCTCCGTTGCAAAATAAGCGACCCAGTTGCTCGACTTGTGCAGACTTATATATATTGGTACCACCAAAATTAAGGAAAGCACCAGGAGTAGTGGCTGTAGGAATATCCGTAGGGCCAGATATAATTTGAACATTGTGTCCTGCCTTTCTAAGCAAAAAAGGTACATGGGCCTTCCATTGACCCGTGTACCTTGTTTCGACAGCTTCTAAATCAACGAGAAAAACGTTCGCCATTGTTTCTGTTCTCATAGCGAGGTTTGTTGCCTTGGTATGGCTTACGCTCGCCGTTATTGAATCTAGCGTTGCCATTCCTTCCTTGGAATCGATGACCGCCATTCTTTCGACGTACAAATTCTTTGTACTCTGGGGATTTATAAAGATGAGCTGGGTTAAACTCAATCAAGTTAAAACGGCAATAGTCTTGCCATGCTTCAAGGTCATCAAAAATTTTGACAACATCGGGACGATTTTCAAAATATTTGTAATCGTTGTAGTTCTTAGCCATGATAGCTTTGCTTCCTTAAATTAATATTTGATAAAAGAACCATTTTCTCCGTCTTCGGAGACCTCAATCCAAATCTCACGACCTGGATACTTATTGGAGATAGCGTCAAACAAATCGCCTGACATCATCTCGCAACTCTTGTAGTCTAGTTGTAGTGTACCTTCTTTGTAAAGGTTTTCCAACCAGCGTTTAAACTGAATAAACTCAATATCTCTATCATCGTGTGTAACACTGATCCAAACTTTAAAGTGGAAAATGTGACGATGCGGATAGCCTAGGAAACTAACATCATATTCATCACCTGTAGCAAGTGCTGGATCTGTCAGTGCGGCTGGATACTTGTGCATACCTTCTTTGCGGAAGGTAACCCAAATCATTTTATTAGGGCGAATGTCTTGTTTGATAATCATGTTGGTGTATCTTGAGTATATTGATCCCAGTAAGTAAATTTATCTTTACTCATTAGGCTTTGGAGATGATGTGTCCATACACCTGGGTTTGTCTTACCCCAAGTAATGTCATCTAGTTTAAGTGTAGCATTATAGTTAAGTTGATTAATATAAGGTAATTTTACACTAATCATAGGAACAAACCTAGGCCATTCGGAGTAACCGCTTTCGATAACTCCTTCAATATGTTCAACACCGAAGTCCAAACTAACCCAGTAGTCATTCTGCAAGCAAGTACGAATAACATCATCCCACGGAGCATACTCTTCCATGCTAATGCTCTTAGGATTAAAACTTTGGCTAGTACCGAAATAGATATGTGTAACGCCTGTTTCTTTAGCCTTGTCAAGTATTTCTTGAACCGGAGGAGTACCTACAACAAACAAAGTTTTCATACCATAACAAATGGTATGTTCAACTTCGTATCCTGTAAAATACACTACGGCTTGGCGTTCTTCTGTATTCAATCCCATTTAATATAACCTCTGCTATAACCATCTGGACGATTAACACCGTCTTCAAATGCTTGTTTCCACTCTATGTTACGATTATAACTTCTAGTCCAGAAAGAGTCAACCTTTAATTCTCCTCTTTCTATCCAAATTGCCGCATCTTTCATGCAATCGTAGAATCGATCTGTTCTTGGACTTGGGAACACCATAGTACAGGCTTTCCAAAGTAAGTTACCAAAATCAGTGCTTACTTGTTTTTGTGCTCCAAATATAATCAATGCTTCATTGTTGACAATAGGGCAATCAAAAACATACGTACTACTGCTCAAATCAATGACAACATCATATGTACCAGTGTAATCGTCGCTTAGTTTATCTTGCCATAGTTCTTTGTTTGATTTGCCAACTACTGTAATATCAAAATCAAAACGATTTAATTTTATAGTGTTATAAGCAACCCATGCAAGGAATCCACTACCTAAGATTAGCAGTCGTTTTCCTTCGCCGCTTCTTTTATAGATTTCTGAAACTGACTGTTGCACAACATTAATTCCACATGCAACTGGTTCTAAAATGTATTTAGGATCTGCTTCGGGTATGCGTACAAATTCATTTTGACGTACATTATAAAAATCAGCGTATGCTGGTTCACCACGTGTGGCAACATAGTCGCCTTCTTTAACATCGGTTACTAGTGCCCCAACTTTTGTAACTTGTCCAATACCTTCATGCCCTTGCATTTCCAAAGGAAGTGGCCCAAAGTTGCCCTGCATCATATCAATGTCACTGCGACAGACTCCTGTCATAACTGCACGAACTTCGATTTGATCAGAAGTAGGTTCGGGTTTATCGTACTCTACTTCTTCAAAGTAGCCTTGTCCTGTTGTTTGTAAACATTTAACTATCATAGGTTCTCTATCTGTTCGTGAATCCAAGTATCCTGCGCTAACTGATTATCCCAGAATTCGTTATTATTTAGGTTTTTAATAGCAACTTCAATCATTTTTTTATATGCTTCTTCTGGACACAGTCCTAGCACATGTCTAACGGCAGAACTTTTCATATCAAAAGAAATACTGCTATCGTCGTGATCCAAATTAGTTTTCCAGTTAGCACTCAGTACCCAAGTAGTGTTTCCGTTTTTAAACTCAAGTTTACAAAAGTCATCTACATCATAAACACCATTAGGATTGATTGTTCCGTAGTCGGTACTAGTGATATCTGATAGCAAGTTATTCTGCCTAGATACTGCATCTATTTTTTGACCTTTTGTAAAGTCTGTAAGTGTACAGTAGTAACTTAACATATGGGGAATTAAATCTCTACTAACACCGCCGAACGCTAGTTCTTTTGTAGTAAACCAACTTCCCGGATTAGGAATCCTATTGGCGTTGTTCCATCGGACGTAGACTTTATCGCTTTGATTGGCTAAACTTTGGAACTCGGATATTTCTTGTCTATACTGATTATTCTTAACCATCATAAATCGTGTATTAGGAAAATCAGCAATTAAGTTTTTCCAACTCTGACTATTTAAAACACCTGGCTTTTCGACAAATACTATATCACTGTAGTCAGCAACTTTCCTGGCAATGCTTTCGTGTGTGAAATTTGGTGTGCAAATGTTTACAGTATCAAAATGTCCGTGTTTATCAATTGCTTCTTCTACTGTTTTAAAGTCGGCGTCTTTGATTGGATCTACCGTTATGATAGCAGATCCAATCTTTTCAAACACTGGTCGATAAACAGCATTGCCAAATCCAAGTCCTACAATTAAACTTTTCATTTAACTTCGCTTTCTAAATCATCTAGTTTGCTAATTTCGTCTTCGGTAAATTCTTCACTGTGCTCTTCAACTTCAGGTGTTGTAGTTTCTTCTTCAAAGAACTTATTAAAGTTAGTACTAGCATTGATAGTCTTTTTACCAACTGCACCACGAGTACCAATAATACTAGTCCAAAATTTACTGTAATCTTCTACAATCTTCTCGGCAGTGCCTCGATCACTAGTTGCAAAGATATCATTAATAACGTCTCTAAATGCTAGTCTATCAAATTTTTCTTGAATCAACATAGCAGGAAACTTTCCAGCATCGTATTGTCTGTTGGCTTCTTGAACAGCATTCAAGTGCATCCACACATTATGACCCATCAAGATTGCATAACTAAAACTATCCCAACTAGTACGGTTACTAACCTTACCTAGTTTGTTCATGTCAGGAGGCACTATCCAATCTGCTAGATTATATGGGTCTGGATTTGCAACACCTGGCTTCGGAGTTCCTGCACCATAGATACATACATCTTTAATTTGAACACCGTCAATAATTGGACTATTATCAAAGTTTTTAAACCATCCGTCTTGCATAACTGCATCGCGGAATAGTCTAGTATCTTGACTATATTTTTTATTATCGATACTAGGTAACATACGATAGACCCATTTAGTTCTATCTTCTGTTTCAGTTTGAACATATACCTGGCCATTAGCAGTAGCAAGGAATGGACTAGCACAATCAAAACTAATTGTAAAGTTTTCATTATGGTGTTTACGTACAGCACGTTGAATGTCTGTTAGTAAGCAAGCCCATTCTAATTTACTTGTACCTAGAAAGTGCATCCAGTCTTGTTGACCTTTTTCAAGAAGTCCGTCAAAACGTAATGCCACTAATCTCTTCAGTACTAAGTGTACATCGCACATATTCTGACCGCCCATTGACCACCCGTTGAAGGCACGATCTCCGTATTGCTTTGGATCACAATACTTCTTCATACGGTCATACCAGTCGTCTGCGTCAGTATGATTCTCACCTTGGAGAACGTTTAAGAACTTGCAGTTACCATTACGATTGTTTACGAACCAGTCGTTATTAATGTAAGTGCCTTGTACTGCTTCTGCATACGTACTAATGCCTGTTGCTTTTTGTCCGTTAGGACTACGAGCCACCCACGCAGGAATATCAAGAATCATACCATAGTCCATTAGACTATCCATCCAAGTCAAAACTTGGCTACGTTTCTTTTGTGCCTTAGGACAGTTAGGATCTTTCCAATCTGCTTCCCACACACCTTTACCAATCTGGAATCCGCCAGAGTCGCCTAATACCCAACTAGTACTACGATCCCTATTACGGAACATGTCTTCGCTTTCATCTACTTTGTTTAAATCTAAGTTAGCGTGACCTGCACTATACAAACAATGGTCGTAGTAAAATGCACCTTTATCAGGTTCAAGGTAGTTAAGGCTTTCGACACCTGACTTAAAACTAGCAGGAATTCTAGCAGGATCTACATAGTTACCATATCGTTGTTTTCCGATAAAGGTGCTATAGAACCCACTAGTCGCTGGCAAAAAGTATGCGTAGTCGTTTTGTGTTGCTGTTAAATTTTTATTCAATTCGACCCCATTTGATCTTTAACCAAATTCTTTCATGTATATAATAATCAATACTTAAAAGAATATGGAGGGCAGTTGCAAAACCAGTTGCACTACCTAAATTTCCTGTGAACATATATGTCCACAGGATTGTGAAGAGCCAAGCCGTAATACGATATGTAATCATACGTACTACTGTTCTTTTCTTAGTCTCCATGATTACTTGCTCTGTGCTGGAAGGATATAGTTGTATTCAGCAATACCTGAATCAACTGTAATTTGCATAGCACCTGCGTCTGCAATCTTCATAGTAACCTTACCGCCCAAGTTCAAAATACTACGAACTTGTGTAACTGGCCAACTCCATGTATGCTTCAACTTGCCGTTTACATTTGATTGGAACACAAACGAACCTGCGTGGCTTGCGGCATCACCGAAGAATACAACCAAGTTACCATCTTCTGTACGTACTTGGAATACGCTTTCTTCGCTGTGTGCTTCTGCTTGCAACTTCAAACGACCAATGCTGGCAACAGTTGGCTCGAACTCAACTTCCCATGAACTACCTTTGAACTTGACGCTCTTCAACTTTTCGTTGATAATGTCTTGATTCATGAAACGGTAATCGTTCTGGAAGTCACCTGCTTGATTTTCAAAGTGCAAACCTGTTGGCACAGTAACGCCATTGCGTTCGGCCTTGGTTACTTCAATTTGAGCATTTTCTTTATACTCTGGATTCTTCAAGTGAAGATTCAACTTGTCTAAGTTAGGCATACCAAATGTGCCGTCAAACTGTGGAACTGCTTTGTGTGCAGTAGCAGTTACAACAACCGAGCGATCCTCAGCCATTGATTCAATTGTAGTACCGCTTTTGTCGCCGGTAATCTTAACCAAAGGCAAAAAGCCCAGGCTATGTGTATGTGCTACGATGTCTTGTAGAATATCTTTCATTTATTTCTCCTTGGATTTAGATATAGTATATAGGTTTTTTCAAGAGAAGTCAAACAATTTATTGAATGTATTTTTCTCTTCTGTACTGGCAATGTCCCAATTAAGAACACCAATTAAGTTTGATAACTTGTTATCAATAATGGTTTGCTCCATTTCGGCATCATCGAACGGAAGTTCCATGAACCATTTAGGCAAACGCAATTCGTCAACAGGATAAGCAACAGATGTAAATCCAATTGGGTTTGGCTTTAGTTTACAAACGATAACTTTCTGTCCGTCTGTAACACCCATCGAATACTTGTCACCGTTCATTCGCTTTAACGTATTCCAGTTAATGCTTGCACGAACGTGTCCAGGCATGTTGGCTTTACCTGCTTTCTTTTCCTTGTCTTGGTATTCCGTAATGTTGTTAGCACGTTTCGGACTACCTTTCTCCCAACCGGGTCTTGCTTTAAATTCAGTACGGAACTTAGTAATATGATCCAATACATCTTCTTCAGTTGCACCTGTTAGTACTTTTTCAAGAACATCGCTTAAGAAGTCTTGAATAAATGCTGGAGTGTCTGACCTTTTTAGGTCGAGGCCCATTGCTTTAATTTTTCCTGGTTTACCATCAGTATCGGCACGTTTGCCTTCTTTGTCGTAGTAGAGGACAGCGTAACGCTTTTTAGTGATGAATAACCCTTTGGAAGCAACAATCTCGCGACCTGCTTTGATGACGTCTCCCCTGCTTGGTGGGCAGTGGAATTGTTGTTCCATGAATTTAACGAATGTTCCATTGACTTCTTCTCCGATTTGATCATAAAGTGTAATTACATTTTCCTTGTTCCACGGAATATGCCCTGCTTCAATGTCTTTCTTCAGTGTGTTGTACGCTGAAAAATAACAAGAATCTGTGTCACCGTAAATAACTGCTTTACCACGATAGTCGTAATCGCCTGTGATAATCTCGTTAACTTTACTAGCCATATGTTTAACAATCTGCCTACCGGTTAGTGTAGTTGATTGTCCAATTCGTTTGTCAAAGAATCTACAACCAGCGTTAAGAATAGCACCATACAAACTGTTCAAGTTAATTTTCTTAACCAACTGACGTTTGTCCCAGTATTCTTCTTGTATCTTATCGCCGGACTTGATACATTCTTTTAGAGTAGCCTGCATTTCTTTACGTTCGGCATACCAACGCTTTAGCAATCCAGGAATAATACCTTCACGTTCATACGTAAAGATTGTGCCATTAGCACTGATCATCCACGGTTGGTTGCTGTCAAAGATTAGTTGATATACTTCAGCGGCGCTGTGTACAGTACTATTGCCATCTTCCCAGTCGATAGTAATTTCTGTATCAATACGTTTGGCCATTACTGCTTCATATTCAATAGTACCAAACATACCTTCCCAAGAAGCCGCAAAGGATTTCTTCTTGAGTGTAGTTTGCTCATGAATAAATGCTTCAGTGTATGTTTGACGTAACTGTCCAATAATAGTTTCTGGACCCATGTTAAGCGCACGAATGGCACTCGGATACAGACTGTTGATGTCCAATGAGCCAATCCAGTCTTGAAGACCTTCTTTGGGATAAGCAACATAAGCACCAGCGGCACTGTTATCTGCTTCATCATCGCGCTTGGCTCTATTTGGAACTTGGAAGCCACGCTTGTGTGCTTCGTTGATAATAGCCTGTTCAGTAACAGCCACAGCGCCCATAGTAGTCTGCAACAGTACAGTACACTCATGTGCCAGGGTGTTAGCAAGGTCAATGAACTTTAACTTATTATCCAACTTGTTTAACAAGGCAGTATCTTGTCTGTTGTAAACAATAAACTTGTGGAAGTCATTGTTGTACAATTGATCCAATGTACCTTCATAAACAGTTTTGTTTTCGCCTACTTCCATTTCACCGATAGCATCTAGTCGATATGTATGGCGTTCTTCATAAGTGTACTTGCGATACAATTCAAGACTGTCTAAGTGTACACGACCGATAAAGTCGTATGTAACTGCACTCTTGCCGTACTTTTCATATTCGCGACGTTTATTAACAGTATATGGAACGTCATAGCCTTCGCTGTTCCAACCGGAGATAATATCAGCATCTTGAATTAGATCCAAGAATGTTTCTAACATATCGCCTTCGTTGTCAAACAAATGCGTATCTGGAATATCTGCAACCAATGCCTTTGCTTGGTCCATGCTTAGTGTCTTAGGAGGCATGGCCAAAGTAATCAGTTTGTCTAACCATTTAAGGTGAACAGTAATCGCAGTAATCGGCATGAACGCATCTTCTGGAGTGCTATAGCCACGTTCTGGATCAAAGTCCACCTCAATGTCAAAGAAGCAAACGTTTAGTTTTGGCGCATCTTGATTAAGATAGTTTTCACTAAGGTGTTGGAAGATTGGATTGATGTCGCTTTCATATAGAGTCTTGCCACTGTTAATGGCCTGTTCCTTACGAAAGTCTTTTGTGCTTTTACATACCACGCGATTAAGAGGATCACCATAAATGCTGGTGTACTTACCTTTAGGATCTGGGTAGTAAAATTGGTAGCGTACAGGGTGTTCTTTATAAACCCTTAGCCCCTGGTCGTTTCGCTCAACGACTTTAATGGTGTCATTCTCTCTGTCAAAGAGAGCATCTACGTAACTCATTTTTCTCCTTATGTGACTTCTGGCTCACAAATACCAACGTAGTCATTTATGGCTGACTAAACCTTTCTCTTACATATTTATTAGACGAATGTAGCCTATGATATCGATAGTGACTAGTAATACATAATTTGCCACCATACCTGTACTCTTACGAGTCCAAGCGGCCCAACCAAAAATAGCACATTGTAAAATAAAGATTGGATAGAGCCATATAAACAATGGGTCAGTTGCTCCGGCTGCTAATGTTAGCGAACAACCGAGGCTCATGAACCATGCTGTAATTTCCAAGACAAACCGGGTGGGCCACTCTTTATAGTCGCCCTTGGCCCAGTTGTAAATGTTTACAAACGTATTTGTAATTTGATCCATTACTTGTCTTTGCCAACAGTAACGATAAGAGTTTCCAAATCGTCAAAGTCACTGAACACATCATTCCAATTACCTTTATGAGCAATTGAAATTGCTTTATTAATAAGTGCTGGTTTGATGTCGAGTTCTTCTGCTACTGCTTTAACTGTCTCTTTAAGACCTTCGGAAAGGCTTTCGATTTCATATCTAATTTGCACGCCTTCGTTAACAAGACGTTCTAGTTTTGCTTTTTCTTCGGGCCCATAGGTGCGACTGCTCATGAATAGTTCTCCTTTAAGTGTTTATTATATAGTATTAGTTGAGCAAGGTCAACTAAATTTTAGCCAAAAAAAAAGTGCTCACTTTCGAGATTCCCGGTAGCGAATCGGGCCGTCTCGCGCCAGCAGCCGGCGCACACTTCCGTTACGAATAACGGGTCCTAAGGTGTGTTCTTATCGCTTGTCATCTGGTGAACTGTTTGGCATATGATTTGGACCATAACTAATTCTACTACCTAATATTGTTTCTAGTGCAACATGTAGTGCTGGTCCTGATAGATGTTTACGTAACCACTTTTCTGCCAAGTTGTTAATAATCTTTTCATTAGAAGAGATGCGCCCTGCACCTTTAATTTTATCATGCACGTATGCGTGACATGCTTCATGTACTGCAACTGCAACATCTTTAGCCGCATGGCTATCTAGGTTGGGTATATTGATACTGCCTCCGGGGCCGGACTCTTCTGTATCTCTAAACATTGGATCTTCATTACTTTGGTACACATAGTACATGCCTGGTTCCAATTCGTCATCGTCATTAGTAACACGATCTCGTCCTAAGATACTTACAATGGCATCGTATGCAGACCATAGTGTAGGAGCAGGTGCGCCACCGACTTGTGTAGTAGGAAGCATTGGTTTATCTTCTGGATCAAAGTCTCCCCACCGTTGACGTAATTCAGCATCACTTGCTTCTGCTTCTTTGATACTTTCGCCAACCCCGCCATCACCACTGTAGCCTGTAGCATAACCGTACCCGCCATAAGGTCCTGGACCATAGGCCGCCCAGCGAGGCTTCTTTTTACGTTTTCTCTTTTCGGTGATAAATTCTGTTGCTCTCATTAGCAGTTCCAACGACTTAGTGCTTTGGCTTTAGGAGTTGGGCGACCTTTCTCATCCTTCATTGGACCTTTGTTACCTGACATACGAGCACAGAAACTCTTACGGCGTTTAGCATCTTTGCTACCTGCTTTAAGTTTGCTAGGTTTAGTAGTTACTGCTGTTTGTAATTTGCTACCCGGATTCTCACGACGATATGCTTTAACGGCTTTTTGACTTAGACCGTCTGTCTTATCTTTCTTATTGACTTTATTCCAGTCTTCGCTGATAATTTCTTTAATTTTCATTTATTACTCTCCGGTGGGCAACAAAATCTAGGGTCACACCAATCGTATTCTGGATTGTAATCTTGACCAATGTAGCCAGCATAGGCTAGACTCATACTAATACCGTATATGGCTAATCCTGTGATAATACTTTTACACAGGGCTGTAAGGGTTTCTGAAACGGTCATAGCCATCGTCCTCTGGATATACTGGGTAGTCGTTTGGGTTTACTTTAGAGTTGCTCTTAGCATCCATTGGTGTTTCCTATGTGCGTCTTGTCGGCCTGCAAGGAAGTCTGACAAGCCGTGTTCACCTTCTCTTTCAGAAAGTTGAAATACCATTTTAAAAATGTTAGCCATTTTTTCACTATCTTGTAATAGTTCTGCACACATAGACTTTGCGTCTGGTACATTAGTTTCGTCTTCAATTTGACTTAGCATACTAAAGCGCTGGAAACTAGCAGGAGCATATCCGCCTGCCTTGCGAATGTTTTCTGCAAAGTCATCGATATTGCCATATACTTCTTCGTAGATACTGCCAAATAAAGCATGGAACTGTTCAAAGAATAATCCTTCTACGTTCCAGTGAAAGTTTTGTGCTTTGACAAAAAACGCATATTCACTTGCAAATGCTATCTTAAGTGCTTTTCTCAATTCATCCATAATCTTATATCCATTGCTTAATCTTCTTAGCATGCCAACCAGTAGCACCTAAGTTAATGGGCTGTGGCATAGCAAACAATTTATTCTTCCAGTTATCTACAAAAAGTTTTGTATTTTCTGTTACTCCAGTATTTAGCCAATTTACCTTGGGCTGTATGTACTTTTCAATGTATTCTAAGTGCTCGTGCGGAAGTGGATGCCATTCTTCTAGTGTATCTATAGGGTTCTCGGGAGGGAAACTGCGTATACGATTACGCTTAGTTTCTTCGTCTTGTAGCATTAGATTAAGACTTTCCATCATAGCAGGCCCGTCAAACTGTGTACGGTACACATCGCAAACTTTATCTATACCTCTATCTCCGCCGTGCATAGGCAAGATATTAAAATGGTATTGGTTTACGCTCAGTGCTTGTAAACTTAAACGTGTAGACTGTATAAGTGCATGGTCTCGCATGGCATAATACATTGCTGAGCCAAATCCATTAACTGTTCCGTCGTTGTATTGTGTTTGTGCAAATACATGCTTAGGAGTATGCCAACCACGTTTATCTGTGTATACATCTTCTCTGAAGTAGTTACTCCAGCAGATAAACACATGGTCATTGGGTCCTAGTTGATTTCTAGCATGACATTCCATTACTTTGTTAGCAATGTATAAGTTGCCCTTGCCGCAACTTCCCCAATTCTCTCCGGAGTAGCCGTGCTGTTCTACTTCGTGAATTAGTATGTCAGCCCAGGTGGGATAAAAGTATTGTGTAAAACTACAACCAAAGCACCATATTCTCATATGGTATATTTACATTAGGCTAGTAGTTTGGCGGCAATTTCTAGAGCGGCTATTAGTTTAGATTTAAGAACAATGTCATTAACATCTTGTTCTAAGCCGTCAACACGCCCTAAGTCTGTTAATAATTCTGCATATTCATCACGACTAATTTGTCCTGTTTGAAACGCATTAACGTAACTTTCTAATAGTTGAGCACGTTCCATTGCCCAAGGTCTGCCACTGTTGTGTAGATCTTCTAACATTATTTGTTTCTCCCTTGCGCCGCTGTTGCAATGGCATCACTTTCTTTGATCATAATCTTAACTTTACTTTCGCAAAAGAATTTACTAGAGCCTTCGCGATCAGCAAGTCCCTTAAGAGTAATGTCAAACACTTTAGTAATCTTAGTCATGTCTTCATTTTTACGGCTGTCAGAATATAACTCAAGCCATTGTACTCTTGCTTGTAGTGAAGATAGTTGTTGTTTTAATTTAACTGGATCAGAACAATCCAATTGTCTTGCTTGCTGACGTATGTCAGTAACTGCGGCTGCTTCGTTTGGATCCCATTTGCTTGGGAAGAAACTAGTAATTGAGCCTACTGCCGCACAGCCCGAAAGTAAAACTACTAGGGACAGTGCGACTAGTTTTTTCATGATTGCATTCCGTCTAAAATTTTAATAGACAAACTCTTATTGCCTAGATGTACTTCGTGTATCTTACCGCCTACATCGACTTGTAATACATACGGATTTGTAGTGTCAACGATCTTACCAGTAAGATGTTGCTCGGGCTTGTTCCACATACCAAACTTTACCATTTGGCCTACTTGGAACTTGCTTTTTGGTTTTTCCATTTCAGAAACTAAATCTCTAAAATGAGCAATAGATTCTGCAGGTTGTTTTGTATCAGGAGTTGTGTTTGGTTTTTCAGTCTTGGTTTTTTCAGCATCGGCTGCTTTTTGTTTCTCACTATCTATCCAATACTTGTTATGTTTTTCTAAGTGAGCCTCGGCCTCTTTAGGACTCATCTTAACTTTCCATTCTTCTGCTCTCCAACGGAACGTTGGCTGTCCTAAGTACGATGCTTGTGCATGTAAATTTAAAAACTCTTGTATATCGGCTTCGTCACCTACATGCTTTTCTACCCAACGCTTAATGCCTGCTTGTATACTGTTTTCGTCTGCGGCAAATAAATCTTTAATTACTTGTATTAAACTAGGTGCGGCATACGTACCGGCCACACCGGCTGCTAGTGCAGTTTCTGCACCTAAAGATGTTAATGCTGTAGCAAAGCCGCCGGCAGATGCCATTAATGGTGCTAACAATCCACTGTATGCTAAACCAATTCCAACTGTACCGCTGGCAAGCCACGGGAATGCCGTAGCAACTTTACGACCAAGATATCGTAATACTTTAGAAGTCATACTTGTTGGGTCGAGAGTTTCGTCGACTTGTTCGGCTTCCGTTAGATAGTCTTTAAAGGATTTCATTTTATTTCTTTCCAGTTGGCACACAATTGTCTACTGTCTTGCCGCCTTTCTTTTTAGTGCCCATGCGCTTGTAACCATCCCAACAAGCCTTACCATCTACACCTTTTTGTTTTGCTTCTTCTAGTGCAAAGTAATCTTTAATAGATAAACTTAGGCTTTCATTTTTTGGCTCCCAGTATCTACCTGGACCAAATGCCTTGTCAAGTATTGAACTCTTAGTTTTAGAGTACCATCTGCCGCTTTTAGTTTTCTTTAAGCCGTAATATTCTGCATCGGTTTCTTTACCAGCAGGCACATTATAAAAATACATGCCTCTACTTGGAGCAGTTGGTGCACGGTATTGACGAGGTTCTTCATCCCAACCTTCGTCATTAGCACCGCCGTCTAATTGATAGGCTAGACTATCACGCTTACCCATACCTGCTACACTACTATCGTAGTCTCGTTGATAAGCATCACGGCGACCTCTATAACCTGCTTCGTCTACTTGGTTATTGTCTACACTGTCAAACAAGTCTGGTTGTAAAATTTCTTTACCTACTGCATGGTAAGCAGTCATAAACTCATTGAACTTGGACATGACTTCTTTTAACAACTGTTCGTTGGCATTGATTTTAATTTTATCAAGATTGCCCATTACTAAGTCGTTGATGTGATCGGCGGCCATAAGAAAATCATTAACGTCACCGCCAATGCTATCTTCATCAAAACTGACAACAGATTCTTTGGCAACTGCTGATTCATTAACAATAGACAAGAACTTCTTCATATCAGAAGTTCCTGCTTTTGGAGTTGATGTAGCATTATCAAATGCTGATAGAATCTTTTTCATGTCCATGGCTATTATCCTAGCAACTTCTTAGTTAGTGCTCTGATGCGAGTTAAGTCTGCGCTTTCTAGTACGGACTCTTTAACCGACTCATTCTTCTTAGCAAAAGGATTAACACCTTTCTTTGGACCTGCTTTCTTATCAGCAACGGCCTTTTTCATTGGCTCTTTCTTGTCACCGTCTTTGTCCATATCTAAAAAGTCTGGCTTAGCACCTTCTGCTTTATAAGAGTCTTTACGATCTTTGTTAGCAGTCTTATCGGCCTTTTGACTTTGCCATCCTTGGACCTGTGTAACTTTTACTTTAGCGCCACTTGGTAGCGTGTCAGTGCGCTCTTTCTTCTTTGCTGGAGCACGAGTCTCATCGGCTTCTTTAACTTTTTCGTCTTTCTTGGCAGGACGCTTACCGCCAGTTTCTTTTTCTAGACGTTGTAGTAATTCTTCGTCATCTGGACCTGTAATAGCCTTGCCAACTTTCTTAGCAACTTTCTTAACTGTGTCCATTACACCTTCGTTCTTGGCTTTCTTCTTGGCTTTCTTAACATCGCTGTCATCTCCGCCGTCGTCGAATGTGCTAGACTTGCGTGTGTATTGTGTGACACCAGGCTTGATTTCTTTCTTATCAAATTTGCCAGTGCCTTTCTTTTCTTTAGAAGCCTTGATCATATCGTCCCAACCTTCTTCGACTTTTTCGTCTTTCTTGGCAGGCTTCTTCATCATGGCTTTTTGTTTTGCACCTTCCAAAAGTGCTTGTAGTCGTTGTTCGTAGTTCATAGATTCTTCCATTTCGATTGGGGTTTCGTCGTCTTCTTCAGACACTTCATTTTTTGAGGATGCTACAGGACTGTCACCTGTAATATCATCGAGACTAGTAGCAGTGGCACCACCACCGAATTTTACTTGATATTCCATATAGTGATAAACAGAGTCTAGGTAATCAGCAGATTTTGTAATCTTTGCTTGTACCCATCCTTCTAATTCCTGATTCTCTTGAACCATCTGGAATAGTTTCATAGCATTCTTGGCAGCACGATACAAGTCCGCACGGGCCATTGCGCCCTCGCCGTTACTTACTAATTGTGCTTGCATTTGCGGTTTCATGTCGACTGGCATTCTAATCTCCTGGTATAATATTTATCGTTTAATACTGCCGCCAGTCATTAAGTTTCCACCCTTCATGTCTAGTGCATTAGTCCCGGGCTTCTGCATCTTGGGTCTTTTGTTCTTATAAACTGCGCCTACGGCAACATTTCCTGCGCTTGTAGAGCCCGCTGTAGCAGTTTCTGCTACACCTTGCACGTCTCTAGTATCAATCTCTACTCTCTTAGCAGTTCCTGTAGTATACCCTTGTTCGGCACCGTAAGCATATTTTCCAAGACCAAATACATAACTTACCCACCCATCATATTCTGGATCGTTGCCCTGGACCATAGTGTAATCATCAATATCTACAATATCTCCAATTGCTTCCACCCACTTCATTCCAAGTTGTTCTAGTTTAACTGGGCCTTTATATCCACGTTTTTTAAGAATCTTTGCCAACTGCATATTGAATTCTTGATCCAAGCCTTCCGCCACACCTTCTTTTGACATACGGTCAAGAGCACGACTAATACCCTGTCTACGCTTTTCTGCTGTTTTTTTCTGATCTACGTGATAACTTCTTAGAGAAGGATCATGTTTGGATTGCTTTGCAGAAAAGTCTGCGTGTCCGTGAGCATCGACTGCTTTTGTTACATAGCGATCTAATGTTGATTTACTGACTTCTGCTATTTCTTTGTTCTTGTGTTTGACATCGCCTTGCTTCATAGCCTTCTTTTTATCTTTGTGTTGGCCGGCACCGCCCATCTTGGCGTTCTTGGCTACAAAGTTACGTGGCTTTGATGCATCTACTTTTTGTGTGCTTTCGCTAATAATCTCGTGGACTTTCATATAAAATTCCTTATACTGTATTTATTTTGTAGGATTCATTGCTTTAAGTGCATCGGCTGCTTTGTACACTTGTGCATAATCGCTAGGAGAATCAATATCGTGTATTCCTAGCCCTAGGCGTTTTAGCAATGGAAGCATCTTGGCTTCTTCTTCCTCACTACCGAATGCCAGTACAGTATGCGGAGCACCTTTGTTAAACATTTCAGGATTGGCATCATCTAAATCACTAATAACCATACCTAACTTATACCAATCGTAAACATCGCTTACATCAACTAGTGTTGTGCCTTTAGGGAATGGTATCAACTGTGGGCCAGGACCAGTGGGAATATCCCCGCGAAGCCCAGCACTTTCTCTCATAAATTCTTTTGCTCTCATATTATTTTCCTACAGGCTTTTCACCAGTTAAGTAAGGCTTACTAAACCACAACTGAAACCATTCAGGAGTACCCGGTTTAATGTTATGCTTACGTTCTAGTTCACGCTTTTCTGTTCCAGTTACGCTGATATTAATACCCTCATATGGCTGGTATCCTTTGTATTCGTTAACACCCGCAAGTTTCTTTAAGTCGTCTAGATTCATTTTACAAGTTTAAATGCTTTTAAATTTTTACGTGGAGTACCTTTGTTTACATCTGGAGTACTATTTTGTTTAGTAATAATACCAACACCGGCTGCTTCTTCGCCCATGTGTTTGAAATAATTAACTTGACGTTCACGTTTTTCAGCACCTGCTTTACTAGGATACTTACCTAAGTTCTTACCTTTCTTAGATACTAACTCATATTCACTACCGACTTGTTTGATAGTTTCTGTTTTAGGTGGATTAACTGGCACTGTTTTGTACACACGTTTTACAGGATCCCATACAGTTTTACGAGGACCTTCTTTAGCCATTTGCCCAACACGTTTTACAGTATCTTGATAATCTGAATCGTACTTTGCTTCTGCTTCAGCCACTGCTTTTTGAAAACCTTTACCAGGTACCCACCCAGCAACAGGCTTGCACTTACACTTGCTTGGATCACATGAGCAATTAGTTGAACCGCATTGTGGGCAACGTTTTTCAGATGCTTCTACGACATCTTCTTTCTTAGCACGACCTGCTTTCATGTTAGCCAACCAGTGTGCTAGTTGTCCTTTACGTCCGCCTTGTTTGGCAGTTTTACGTAGACTACTCACACTTGCTTTGGTGTTAATACCGTGACGTTTGCTGTCGCCCTTGTCTTGTGGATTCTTCCCATCGGCAAAGTTTTCCGCCACACCTTCTACAGGAGCAGGTACTTTCTTCTTTGCTACTTTTTTAGGAGCATTGGCATATGGCATCAAGTATTCTGCTACTAGATCAAAGAATGGTTTTCCTGCAACTGGAGTATCTGCACTAACACCCGCGGCTTGTGTAAATGCTTCTCTGTCACCTTTACTAACTGCATCACGTAATGCTGTGGCGCTACTTAAACGTGGTGTTGGCTTTTGTGTAATGTTTTTAAAATTATAGAAACCGTGTGCGCCTTCTTTACCATTATATTGTACAATAGTTTTAGTGACCCACTCTTCATCTGTTAAGCATAATAGTGTAGCATCTGGATACTGTTCGTATACTTTGCTGGCCAATGTTAACCAACTAGTTTCAGCAACAATATGACTTTCAACTTCAGGCCACACTGTTTTCATTGCTTCAACTTTAACATCAAACGGTAGTGGATCTTTTGGCCCAACCGTGCTTTCATTAGTGCCCACAAACCATACGGGACTCTTGCTGGCCAATTCCCAAGCAGCCTTGTGTCCCTTGTGAGGAGGATTGAAACGTCCAAAGATAATTGCTACTTCAGTGCTTCGTGCTTCAAATAGATTTCTTAAAAACATTTTTATTCCTTACTGTGGTGTCCAGCGTTTACGCGGCACTAGTTTAACGTTACCAAATTGCTTGCCTTGGTCAGCATAACGCACACGACCTTCGCCATTTGTGTCCCATATTTCGCCTTGCTCGCCTTCAATTTGATCAATAATAATATCTTTCATATCTTGAATTTGACGCACTAGACTAAAGATTGCCTCCAATGCTTTTGGATTGGTCGCAGTCTTTTCTTGAATCTTGGCCTGCTTGCCGGGACTAACTTTGCTAGTAGATAACCAATTGTTAAAGTGGTCAGCACTTAAACTATCCAATGCTTTGGCTTTGGCTGTTTGATTTACATAAGTGTAAATGATATTCTTAAGATCGCTTAGTCCAGCAGTATCTGCAAGGAACGTGTCGATTTGTTGTGCGTGTTGACCCAAGTAACGTTCAACAGCATCTACAGCCTTTGTATCTACCTTAACAGGCTTGCTGTTATAGATAGGACCTAATACAATCAATTTAGAGTTACTGTTGAACTGACTAAAGTCACTAATTGGTTTTTGTGAACTATCAGGCATACCCCATTGTGGGAAAAATGCGTGACCTACAACCATAACATCTGCTTGCGCTATACGCTTACCGAGGTCGCTATTTTTGCGGACATGGTAACATGTTTGTGATTTAGGGTTAGGACAGAATGTGTAAACACCTTCCTTATCTAGTTGCGGACGCTGTAGGAACAATCCATCAGCATAAACAAAACCAACAAAGTCTTTAGGTGTACCAGCATCAAAGTAATTGTACAAGTTAGCAAATTGATCTGCAAACTGTTCACGTGCTTTTACTTCGTCTGGAGTTTTAGGACTACCTGACTTGTTTAAAATAAAATCTTTAATTTCTTCTGGGCTAGATGTCTTAGCACCTTTGCTCCAACCATTGTGTCCACCTAACAACAATGGACCGCCTTTAGTCTCACGTCCCCAATAGATTTGAGGATTGCCGTCCCACTTCATACGAATACTTTGTGAGCCTTGGCTACTTGCAAAGTCTTTAATGTGACTTAATGCTTCTAATGTACCTGCACTGCCGTGAAAGAAAACTAAATCTTCCAAGTGATTAAATGCACGACCTAATTGCTTAGGAGCCTCTGCTTCGTTAACGCTTTCGTTTTTCTTTCTGCCAGCACAATGTGCCTTTTGACTAAACCCTTTAGGATTAGAACAGTCAATAGAGCGCTTATACTTTGGACTCCATTTTTCAGTAAAGAGTTCTCTTAGTTTCATTTTAGGCCACTCAATTCTTTAATGCGACTTAGTTCGCTACTTTCTTGTTTAACTGGTAATTCTTTCCAGTTAGGATCTTGACGAGCACGATCTAATAATGCTGCCGCTTCGTCTTTAGGCAATGCAGCCATAATTGCTTCAACACTACCTAAGTCTTTAGCGCCGCCGCTCTGTCCAAACAATGTTTGAGCAATGGTGTCCATGTCGTCGCTAACTAACTGACCTTTCTTACCATCAGGTGTTCGGCTAAACAAGCCTTGCCACGCACTCCACATATACCCCTTGTTTTTAGCAAGG